TTTTGTGACAATTTAGATTTGACACCACAGGTACACTTTTTGTATAATATACATAATGAAGTTGAATCTTGATAAGTGGTTGGTTGGTTGAAGATGATAAACGGACATGGAAATGCTGGACCGTGGTCTGGTTGGGAAGTGATGAACACAACTTCGCGAGGAGGCCTTACCTCATTAAAAAAGCTGAGGGATGAAATTGGGTGTAAAAACCCATGAATATAGTTGATACCGCGGGTACACTTTTGTTATACTATGTACATAATGAAAAATAAAGAGGTAAAAAATTATGAAACAATGTGAAATGTCGATAGCTTGTGATGCTATCAAAAAAATTGATTGTTTAGAAGATATGGGTATTATCAGAAGACAATTTAACTTAACAATGAAATCTTTGAAAGCTCAAAAAGCTTTAGAATCTAAAGCTAAGTTTTCAGTTGGTGACAAAATTATTGTTAATTCTAAAAAAGGTTCTTTGTCAGGAACAATCACGAAACTTAATAGAACAAGAGCGATTTGTGATATTAACGGTTCGTCTTACAATGTTCCTTTCTCAATCATGGAAGCAGCGTAATGAGTTGTCATTCTAATGAAATTTTAAAAGAGAACATTCTTATGGGTGTTCTCGGTATGTCTGAAAGAGACATGATTGATGAACTAGGTTTAGAGTATGTCAACTCAAAAGGTATATTTGACTATGACGATTTAATTGACGAAGTTGTCAATAAAAGATTTGAGGAGCATCCTCAAGCAGAATGAAAAAATCATTAAATCAATTTCATCACGAACACGAAGATATCTATATCCTTTTACAAGATAATTATAATAGAGAAGGTAATTCTTTTCTAGAAGATGTTTGGAAAAATCTTGTAAAAAAAAGAGAAATCTCTATCAATCAGATTAATGGTGTTAGGAATTCAATGTTATACGCTCAGAAAAAAATAGAAACAGAAAACCTCAAAGAATTTCATAAAGATGATGAACCAGCAGGTTCATTTGTTGGTAAAGTAAGGAAAAGATATGATATGACTTTGAAGTATGTATCTGGAAAGAGTACAAGTAGAGGTTTTTATATTCATAATTTTGTAGATAGAAAAGGTAATAGTTTAATGTGTTTCTCAGATAGTGAATATCTTTCTGCAGGTTCTACAATAATAGGAGAAAATGATTGTTTCACTTGTAGAGGAACAGTTAATAGACATCAAGTTAATGACTTTGATCCAACATATAAAATAAGACAAACAGTTTTAAATAGAATTAAGTACAATCAGTATTTAGGTAATAAAAATGATGAAGAATGAATTTTTAAAAAAATCGTTAACAAAACGAATATTCTTTTTACGAAGAGCAGAAGAAAGAGCTCAAGACCCTGAAATGAAAAAACTTTGGGAAAGTAAAAAGAGTGAATTAATGAAAGTTTATTTAGAACAGAGTTAATTTCTGTTATAAATATATAATGTAGACGCCGAAAGGGTTTACATTTTTTTTAACCTTGCTTTAATTAGGAGGAAATATGACTATAAATGAAGCAATCTGGAGAGATTTATCTCCATTCACAATCGGCTTTGATAATGTGTTTACACAATTAGATAGAGTTCGACAAATACCACAAACCAATTATCCACCTTACAATATTCGTAAAGGTTCTACAGAGGATACATTCTTAATTGAACTAGCAGTTGCTGGTTTCGGTGAAGAAGATTTAACAATTACTGTTAAAGAAAATAATCTTACTGTGGAAGGTGACATAGGTGATAAAGATACAGGGTTTGTTCATCAAGGAATCTCACAAAGAAAATTTTCTAGAAATTTTGTTCTAGCAGATGATGTTGTGGTTAAAGGTTCCGACCTTTCAAATGGTATTCTTACCATATACGCTGAAAGAATAGTTCCAGAAGAAAAGAAAGCTAGAACTATAGAGATTGGTAGTCTCAAAAAGTCAGATAAGAAGGTATTCTTATCAGAATAAATAATATTAATTCCTGGGGTGTTAAAAACTTGACACCTCAGGTTTTGGTAGTATAATAGTATTAATGATAAAAATAATGAAGTGAGGAAAATATTATGTCATTTTGGAATAAAATTATAACATTCTTAAACAGGGAACCTTCTGGTGAAAGAGCTAGAGATTCTAAAGGTCGTTTTGTAAAAGATGATCCTAGTACTCCTAATGTAAATGAAGCTTATAAAGACGGAAAAAAACCAACTAAGAAAAGAGGTCGTGGTAGACCAAAAGGTTCAAAGAACAAAACTAAAACTAAGTAATGGCAGCATTATTTAGAAAATCTCTCAGACAATCTAGAGGAAGTAAATCTAGTTCAACAGGATCTGGTGGTCGTGGTCGTAGAGTAAAAATTAGTATGTCAACTATGAACAAAAGAAAAAAATCTTCCCATAAAGCTTATCGTGGTCAAGGAAGATAATTCGATAAATACTCATTATCCATTATTTGATGAAGGACTATATACAGAAGTTGTTCATCAAAATGGTGAAAGAGCTATTAAAATCTTAGAGGGTAAATTTAAAGGTATAATTTATCAGTATGGTAAAATTAATCTTATACCTCGAGAAGAAAGTGAAACACCTACTATAGATTTTGAGAGAGCAGTCCGTTCTTGTCCTGATGAATTAGTTGAAACTATTTCAGAAGATGAAGAATTTAATCAAATTATGGGTAATATACTCATAGAACTGTTAGCCAATCAAGGGCTAGAGGAACTAAAAAATGGAATATAGTAAAGAGTTTAGAATAAGACTTAAAGAAGAAATAACAGCTGATGAAGGTTGTGTACTAGAAGTATACAAAGATCATCTTGGTTATCCAACAATTGGAGTAGGTCATTTAATTCTAGAAACTGATGAAGAATATGGTATGGGTGTTGGTACACCTATAACACAAACTAGATGTGATGAGCTATTATTTAAAGATTTAAATATTGTTCTAGAAGAATGTGAAGATCGTTTTCACAACAATTGGAGAGATTGGCCGGAAGAAGTTAGATTAATTATAGCTAATATGGCTTTCAATCTAGGTTTGACTAGATTAGTCAAATTCAAAAAAATGTTTGCAGCTTTAAATGAAGGTGATTATAAACAAGCGTCTATTGAAGGATTAGATTCTAAGTGGGCAAAACAAGTTTACAATCGTGCAAAGAGATTAATGAACCGTCTAAGAGATATAGACACAACTGATAAATAAATTATGGATTTAGATAAACAATTAAGAGAAGCTCTTATATTGAGATATCAAGGTGAAATAGCAGCTGCAAAAGCAAATATTGCAGTCTACATGAAACAATCTGTTGGTATTGGAGAACATTCAGATATCATCGGAGCTATTGATGAACAACTCAACTTACTTACAGCTTCAGAAGAAAAACTACAGGCTGTAGAAAATCATTTTGTACCTGAAAGAGTAATTTGACGAGAATCAATATAATACCTGTAGAAAAACTAACCGATCAACATTTAATGGCTGAGTATCGTGAGATATTCATGATTGGTTCTGCTTTACAGAGGTCACTTAATTCTAAGAATTGGGACCCTAAAAGAATACCCAAGAAATTTACTTTGGGTACAGGTCATGTAATGTTTTTTTATGATAAAGGTAAATATCTTTACAAAAGATATGAACAAATAAAACATGAACTAACAAAACGAAATTACAAATTAAATAAAAATAGATTATTTAAAACAACACAATTCCCAATTAATTATTATAATGATTGGGAACCTACAAAAGAAGACCAAGCAATAGTTTGGAAAAGAATTGAAGAAAGGATACAACAGAAACCAGAATGGTATAGACATTATGGCGTTTCTATTATATAATATATATTATGCACTACTATACTAATGTAAAAAGATATAAAGACTTTATACTTGTTCGAGGTGTAAAGAATGGTGAGAAATACATCAAAAGATTGAAATACGAACCAACTCTTTATATACCAACAACAAAACCAACAGCACATAAATCAATATCAGGTGATTATCTTCAATCGAAGAAATTCAGATCACCAAGTGATGCAAGACATTGGAAAAAACAATATGATAATACAGGTATTGATATTCATGGTCTAGACTCTTGGGAATATACTTATCTATCAGAATCTTTTCCGAGTGAGATTGATTTTGATATAAAGAATATCAACATACTTAATATTGATATTGAGTGTGAGTGTGAAAATGGTTTTCCAGAACCAACTGAGGCAGAAGAAAAAGTTAATGCTATCACATTAAAACTATTTGGACATGATGAAACTCATGTAATTGGTACTGATAATTTCGATTATAAAACTGATAATCCAAATATTATCTATCACAAAACAAGACATGAAAAAGAATTACTTTTGAAGTTCATGGAGATATGGGACAACTTAGAACCTGATGTAGTTACTGGTTGGAATGTAGAAACATTTGATATATCTTATCTTGTCAATCGTATTTGGAAATTGTTTGATTGGGATACTGTTCGAAAACTATCTCCACATGAGTTAGTTACTTCTAGAGAATGGTTATACATGGGTCAAAAGAAAATGGTATCTTATAATATCGCGGGTGTTGCTATTCTAGATTATCTAGAAATGTATAAGAAGTTTACATATATTACAAGAGAGACATATCGTTTAGACCACATAGCAGAAGTTGAACTAGGTAAAAAGAAACTAGACTATTCAGAGTTCGGAGCGATGCATCTATTCTATAGAAATAATTATCAGAAATTTCTAGACTATAATATTCGTGATACAGAACTTGTTGAAGAACTTGATGATAAACTACAACTCATGGAGTTGGTTATTACAATGGCTTATCAAGCAAAGTGTAACTATGAAGATGTATTTGGTTCTGTTAGATATTGGGACTTGTTGATTTACAATTTCTTGAAGAAAAGAAATGTAGTACCACCACCGAAGAAGATGGCACAAGATTCTAGAATTGTAGGTGCTTATGTAAAAGAACCTCATGTTGGTCAACATAAATGGGTTATGTCTTTTGACTTGAATAGTCTATATCCTCACTTGATTATGCAATACAATATGAGTCCTGATACATATCAAAGAAAGATATTTAATCAAGAGATTAATGTTAAAAAACTATTGAATGGTGAAGTTGATACTAGTATGTTGACTAATACAACAGTTACACCAAATGGTGCTTTATTCAGAACAGACAAACAAGGATTTCTACCAGAACTACTTGAAGAACTATATGACCAAAGAGTATTGTTCAAAAGAAAAATGATTCAATCACAACAAGAATTAGAGAAAACACCAAAAGACAATGTATCTAAAAGAAAAGAATTAGAGTATGATATTGTAAAGTATCACAATAATCAAATGGTAAGAAAGATTTCACTTAATAGTGCTTATGGTGCTTTGGGTAATCAATATTTCAGATACTTCAACAGAGAGATTGCAGAAGGTATTACAACAGCAGGTCAGTTGAGTATTAAATGGGTCGAGAAAGCTGTCAATGATTATTTAAATAAATTACTTGAAACTGATACAGATTATGTTGTAGCAATTGATACTGATTCAATCTATGTTACATTTGAAGATTTAGTTGAAAGAGTAAAACCAAAAAATCCGATTGACTTTCTAGACACTATAGCGAAAGAAAAACTAGAACCTTACATGAAAGAAACTTATGAAGAACTATCTTCATATATGAATGCTTATCAAAACAAAATGGAAATGGTAGAGAAGTCATTGCTGATAAAGGTATATGGACAGCAAAGAAAAGATATATTCTTAATGTTCATGATTCAGAAGGTGTTCGATACAATACACCAAAACTAAAAATGATGGGTATTGAAACAGCGAAGTCTTCAACACCAATGTGGTGTAGAAAAAAACTAGAAGAAGGTATTCGTACATTGATGAATGGTACAGAGAATGATGTTTGGGACTTTATTACTAATTCTAGAAATGAATTTAATAGATTACCAATAGAAGAAATATCATTTCCTCGTGGTGTTCAAAATGTCAAAAAATATTACAACGCTGCTTCGATATATAACAAAGGAACTCCGATTCATGTTAGAGGTTCACTGCTCTATAATAATTTTTTATATAAATACAATATAGACAAGAAATATCCTGTGATACAGAATGGTGAGAAAGTTAAATTTTGTTATATGAAATTGCCTAATATTATGAATGAGAATGTTATTTCATTTGTCTCAGCATTGCCTAAAGAGTTCGAACTAGAACCATACATTGACTATGATACACAATTTCAGAAATCATTTGTCGAACCTCTAGGTGTAATATTAGATAAGATTGGGTGGACTACTGAACCAGTAAGTACACTTGATTCATTTTTTGGGTAGGGATATGAAAAACTTGACAGATACAGGATTGGTAGTATAATAGTATTATGACTGAATTAAGTTGGCTGTTTTTATCTTTTCATTTTGTAACTTGGATTATGTTAATCTTAATCTTTATTGAGTTACAATCTTGGAAGAAAGAAATAAGACAACATATAGATTATGATAATAGTCTAAAAGCATTGAGAAGAAAAATTAAATGATGGAGATAATATGAGTTATTTGAAAAACTTAGTAAAGACAACCGGTAATGAGTTCGCTTCTATTGTAGAAGAAGGTGTACAAGCAGCAGATGTCAGTGGTTACATTGATACAGGTTCTTATATATTTAACGCACTCTTATCTGGTTCAATATATGATGGGTTACCTAATAATAAGATTACAGCATTAGCAGGTGAATCAGCAACAGGTAAAACATTCTTCGCACTTGGAATGTGTAAACAATTCTTAAATGATAATCCAGATTCAGCGGTTATCTATTTTGAATCAGAAAGTGCAATCACAAAAAACATGATCGAAGAAAGAGGAATTGATTCTTCTAGAATCGTGATTGTTCCTGTTACAACAGTTCAAGAATTTAGAACACAATCTATTAAAATACTTGACCAATATATTCAAGATAAGACAGATATGAAAATGTTATTTGTTTTAGATTCACTTGGTATGTTATCAACAACAAAAGAGATTGAAGATACAGCTTCTGGAGCAGAAACTAGAGATATGACTAGAGCTCAATTAGTTAAAGCAGCTTTCAGAGTTCTTACTCTTAAACTAGGTAAAGCAGGAGTTCCATTAATTGTAACGAATCATACTTATGATGAAATGGGATTATTCGCTAAAAAAGTTATGGGTGGTGGTAGTGGTCTCAAATATGCTGCATCATCAATTATCTTTTTGTCAAAGAAAAAAGAGAAAGATGGGAAAGATGTTATTGGAAATATTATTCATTGTAAGAATGAGAAATCAAGACTTACTATAGAGAATAAAATGGTAGATGTTATACTTAAATATGATTCAGGTTTAGATAGATATTATGGTCTATTAGATTTAGCAGTTAAGTATGGTATCTTCAAACAATCATCAACAAGAATTGAATTACCTGATGGTACAACACAATTTGGTAAAACAATTAACAACAATCCTGATAAGTATTTTACAGAAGAAGTACTTAACAAAATTAACGAAGTAGCGAAAGAAGAATTTTTATATGGCAACGCGATTAGAACAGACGATTCTCAAGAATCTGATACAGAATGAAGAATTTACTAGAAAGACTTTACCTTACATAAAATCAGAATTTTTTTCTGAAAGGGACGAAGAATTTTTATTTAAACAAATTCGTGAGTACTTTCTAAAGTATCAAACTTCACCAACACCAGAAGCACTTATCATTGACATTGATGAAAAAGATGATGTCGATCAACAACTGTTGTCTGATACAATGGTATTGATAAGAGATATCAAAGAAGATTTTACAGATACACCTGATGAATGGTTGATTGATTCTACAGAGAAATGGTGTAAAGATAGAGCAGTCTATAATGGTGTGATGAATTCTATTGCTATCATTCAAGACAAACAAGGACATCAAGGTGAGATACCTGATATTCTAAGAGAAGCTTTGTCTGTATCTTTTGATTCAAATATTGGTCATGACTTTATAGAAGATTGGGATTCAAGATATGAATTCATGCACAGAGAAGAAGAAAGAGTTCCATTTGATTTAGAACTTATGAATAAAATTACTAAAGGTGGTCTACCAAATAAAACATTAAATATTTGTATGGCAGGTACAGGTGTTGGTAAATCTTTATTCATGTGTCATTGTGCATCATCATCTTTAATTCAAGGTAAGAATGTATTATACATTACTATGGAAATGGCAGAAGAAAAGATTGCAGAAAGAATTGATGCAAATCTACTTGATATTTCTTTGAATGAAATACAAGACTTACCAAAGATGATGTATGAGAAAAAAATTACTAGAGTCAGAGAAAAGACTAAAGGTAAATTAATTATTAAAGAATATCCAACAGCAACAGCTCATAGTGGTCATTTTAGACATCTATTACAAGAACTAGATTTAAAAAGAGATTTCAAACCAGAAATTATTTTTATAGATTATTTAAATATCTGTAGTTCATTTAGAGTTAGACCAGGTAGTAATGTAAATACTTATTCTTATATCAAGTCTATTGCAGAAGAACTTAGAGGTCTTGCAGTTGAGTTTGATGTACCAATTATGTCTGCAACACAAACAAACAGAACAGGTTTTGTATCTACAGATGTTGGACTTGAAGATACATCTGAATCATTTGGTTTACCAGCAACAGCAGACTTTATGTTTGCTTTGATATCTACAGAAGATATGCAAGAACTTGACCAAGTAATGGTTAAACAGTTAAAGAATCGATATAATGACCCAACATATCATAAGAGATTTGTATTGGGTGTAGATAGGTCTAAAATGAGATTATATGATACAGAACAATCTGCACAAGATGAATTAGTTGATATAGGACCTGTTATGGATAACACATCAACCGGTAAAAGAGTATCTGCAGAAAAACAAGAACAATTTAAATATGACTAAACAATACAGTAAAGTATTACCATTTAAAGATGATGAACGAGTAATAGACCAGTTTAAATGGACACCTTTATCTGTAATAAGACCTACAAAAGAATCTAAAAGTAAATGGGAAGATGCTTACTTAGAAAATACAGAACAAAGAAGAAGTGATACTTCTGAATATTTACCTGGGTTAAAGTTTAGTGAGTTTCACGCTGGGTTATGTGAGAACATAGTTCATTATTGGAGTATGGTCGGTGATACTATTGTTGACCCCTTTGCTGGAAGATTGACTAGAGCTTTTGTATCTGGAAAATTAGGTAGAGAATATGTAGGTTATGATACAGCACCTAAGACAGTAAAAAAAGTTAATGATAAATTAACAGAACATACTATTTTAAATGCAGAAGTAATAGAAGGTGATGGTTGTGAAATGTCTCATACAGATGATGAATGTGTTAATCTAGTAATGACTTGTCCACCTTATCATAATATAGAAAAATATGAAAGTGCACCAGGTCAGTTATCAGATATAAAAGATTATGATAAATTTATGGAAAGAATTGATGTCTGTGGAAAAAATATATTCAGAGTATTAAAACCTGGTGGATTTTGTGTATGGGTTTGTGGAGATTGGAGAGACGGAAAAGAATATAAAACTTTTCATTCTGATACAATGGATAGTTTCAGAAAATCAGGTTTACTTGTCCATGATGTAATTATAATGGAGAATGTTTCACCATTCGCACCATTACAAATGGGTAAAGTAGCAGCTAAGAGATATACAAGTAAAGTACATGAATTTGTTTTAGTCTTTAAAAAACCTGGTGAATTAGAGTATAATTCAGACCAAATAAGACTAGAAAAAGATAATGATTTAGGTGCGTTTTTTAACTAGGAAAAATTATGTGGGAATTTAGACATTTAAAAATGCCAGACTTGATACCGCAGGTACCTTTTTTGTATAATAACAGTATGAAAAAAGAACCAAAAATAAGACAAATATTTTTAGACATGGACGGTGTTCTAACTGATTTTCATTCTAAAATTACAGAAATGTTAGGTGAAAAGGTCTGGAATGATGATGCAGGTCATGATGTTTATGATAAACATAAAAGAGAATTGACATCAAAGCATATGTTTAGACATATGGAACCATTACCAGATGCTTGGAAACTAGTTGATTGGTGTTTAAGTTCAGGTATTCATACAGAAATTTTGACAGCTGCTGGTACTGTTAACAGACAGATAGTTGTAGCTGATAAAGTTCATTGGATTAGAGAGCATGTACACCCAAGTTGGACAGTTATTCCGACATTTAAAGGTAGTCAAAAAGCAGCTTTCGCTCATAAGAAAGCAGTATTGATTGACGATAGAGATAAAAATATAGATTGTTGGGTTAAAGCAGGTGGTATAGGAATAATACATACTACAGCTGATGAAACAATCAAACAGTTAAATGACATCATCAACTCAGACTAAGATAACTAAAAACAAGGGGATTATTAAGAGTAAACCTCTTGTTGATTTATTGGTTGAAAAAACTAATAAGAAGAAAGAACTTATTCAGTTGAAGAAAGCACATCAAAATGAAGAACGACAACTAGAACTAGTTGACGAGATAGCAAGTATCGAAAAGTTTCTCAGTAAGCACAGAATTCAAAAATAGTATTAACATAAATACTGTTTATGAGATCATTTGCAGAAACAATCCAAGAAGAATCAAAAGAAAGTAAATTAAATAAGTTAGGTCATAGTGTAAAGCTATCACCTGACAGATTAAAACAACTTAGAAAAGACTATTCAGAATTCGAACATATCAATCTAGAAGATTGGCAACAATATCCATTTCCTAAAAATTCATCTGAAAAAACTAAAAAAGAAATACAGTATCTTATTTCTTTAGGTGAGTTTAGAACTAATTGGGAAAATGAAATGGTTGAATACGACACTAGAGTTGTTAGACCATTCAAAGATTACTTAGATGAATATGGTATTGAAGTAGATTTCAAACGAATAAAAGAATTACGAGACCAATCAAATCCAATAATTCTAGCACTTAAAAGACATTACAATAGACCAAGACCAATAGCTTTAGCAAAAGAGTTAGGTCTATCACTAGACACATTTCCACTTAAAACAGCAGGTACACCTTCATATCCTTCAGGACATGCTACTCAAGGTAGATTAGTATCACTATTAGTTGCTGATGAAGCACCTTTAGAGCATAGAAAAAATATTTTAGATATTGGTAAAAGAATTGGTGAAAGTAGACAAATAGCTGGTGCACATTTTCCTACCGATACTGAATTTGGTGTAAGACTAGCTGATCATCTATACGATTTATCTAAAAAAAGTATGGAACCTGATTTAAAATTAGAGACTTTTGAACTCAAAGAAGAAGATGTATTCATATCAATTAATGATACATTACCGACATCAGCTACAGATAGAACAGAGATATATGAAGGTTGTGCTATTGTTGAGGGTATGGGTAAAGGATTAAAGATATTGTCTCATCCTGAGTTTTCACCAATTTGTAAATCTTGGATAGAAGAATTTACATCTAATGTTGACGGTGGTGATAAATTAATGTTAGATTACTGTAAAGAACTAGGTTCATCTATGAAACAACTAGGTTCATTCAAAGATTTTATACATTCAAGTATTAATGAGTACTATAAGGGAGCTCCCAGTATATTTGAGGTATCTAACCCTGATAAAATAAACACTGCAGACGCAGTAATGATAGTATCTGGAACAAGACAAGACTTGTTTAGTATAATGAAAGAAATAAAACCATTAGACAAACAAGCACAACATAGAAGAATACGAACAGATAAAAGTAAGATTACATTATTAGACTCTAACGATAAACCCGTTGTAACATTTTATCAAGTGTCGCTGAAAAAAGATGCAAAGGTAGGTTCAGCAAGAATCGGTAAAGTTGGTAAGTTTGCTAATACAAGATTTATGAAAGGTATTGCAGGTAATCTACCTTCTAGAAATATTGAGATACAAGAAGAATGGGATAAAGATGCTGAACTTATAGCTGAAGGTATAAGTGACATATTTAATAGAGGTACAGCTGTCCTTGCTAAGTTAGGTGCAAAAGTTTCTAAAGGTGTAGACTTTTTATATAAGAAAATAAAAGGTGTATTCTCAAAACTTGCTAAGTCTGCAAATCAAGCAGCAAAATCATTTACAGATAAAGAAGTAAAGACAAATAAAATTAGTAAATCAGCTAATTCAATTATTAAAGAATTACAATCAGAAGGTGGTACAATAACTGAAAGTAGTAGAACTGTTAATGCTAAACCAGGTCTAGTTAGAGAAATAAAAACTTTTAATCAAGCAATGAAGGGTGACCCAATTAATAAACTGTATCAAGAAAACAAAAAAATTATTAAAAAATTAAATTCACAATTTGCTGTAAAAGATAGACCAATAGAACCAATAGTTATACTTGAAGGTGGTGATGTCAAAATATCATCTACAGACCTTAAAAAATTAAAAGAACTTGATTCTATAAAAGAAGGTGATACAATATCATTAGGATTAGGTACACCTGTCGATACAGTATTTAAACTTACTTCTAATTGGGCTGGTATGAATTATATCAAAGGTATATTGAAGTATGTTGAAAGTAAAATGAGTAGCTACGAAAATTTATCTACATCATTATTTGCTCTAGCTGCTGAGTTTGAAGGTGAAGCAAGATTTGGTAATACAGCTTTACCTCTAGTAATTGTGTATGGTGGTAATAAACTAAAACACATGGGTACAAGAGATGATTTTGAAAAGAAAAAAGTAGAAGACTTAGCAAAGATTGGTAAAGAATACAATGATTTTCCTGTACTAGTTGTCAAGATTATGAAAGTATCAGGTAAAGAATATAACAGTATCAATGTATTATTAGTTGAAAGTCTAGATGGGATGCCACCTGAACCACAATGGAATGTTGTGGGAATAGCAACAAACTCTGGTTCAGGATTTGCTACAAAGTTTGAAATCAACACAACAACTAAAAATTGGAAAGGTTCATTGAAGTAATGGAAGCATTTATATATTTTAGTTTAACATTGTTTGCATGGGTAGGATTACCTATGTTGTTTATATGGTTACAGAAGACATGGAATATTTAACAGAAGCAGCTGGTAAGAATTTACATTTAGAACATCTTGAAGATGAAATTCTAAATTTTGGTATTGCTGGTGGTCGAGGTGCAATAGAGTTTCTTCAATCATTAAGAGATATGTTTGCTGGTGGTGGTAAATCTAAACTAAATGTAACAGTCAAGTGGGACGGAGCTCCAGCAGTATTTGCAGGACCGCATCCCGAGACAGGTAAATTCTTTGTAGCGAAGAAAGCTTTGTTTAGAAAAACTCAAGACCCAAAACCTTATTATCATACATACGAAGATATTGATGCAGATACTGATGGTGAGTTAAACAAAAAGATGAAAGTTTGTTTAGATGAATTTAGTAAACTTGGTATGAAAGAAATACTTCAAGGTGATTTAATGTTTACAGACGATTTATCTACAATGACAATAGATGGTGTTAAACATATAACATTTCAACCAAATACTATTTTATACGCTGTACCATCAGATTCAGAGATAGGTAGAGAAATAAAGAAAGCAAAGGTTGGTATTGTATGGCATACAACATATAAAGGTAATACGATACAAGATTTAAAAGCATCGTTTGGAGCTAAGTTACCGGGTTCATCATCTACAGTATGGCAAGATGATGCTACATATAGAGATGTAACAGGTGCAGCTACATTCACAGCAAAAGATACAGTTAAAGTTACAAAGTTATTATCAGGAGCTGGTAAACAATTTCAAAGAATTAATTCAGGTAAATTCAATAAGTTTTTAAAATGGCAAGACAGTTTAGGTACATCAGCAGCTGGTGCTGGTTTTAAAACATACTTAAATACATTTACTAGAGAAGGAAAAAAATTACCAAAAGGTAAAGATGCTGTAAAAGGATATCTAGTTCACTTTCAAAATTGGTGGAAGAAAAATAAATCAGATAGTCCTGTACAACAATCTAAATTAAGAGAACATTTGAGAGTAATCAATAGTTCATTAAAAACACTAGAACAAGTTGTAGATTTTATGAGATTTTTAATTGAAGCAAAGTTAATGATTGTTAAGAAAATGGACCAAGCAAAGGGTCTAGCAAAGACATTCGTTAAAGTAGATAATGGTTTAAAAGTAGTAGCACCAGAAGGATATGTTGCTATTGATAGAAAAGGAGAAGCTGTTAAAATTGTTGACAAGATGGAATTCAGTTTTAATAACTTCACGGTAGCTAAGAATTGGGATAAATAGTAGTATGAAAGAAAGAAAACAAGAACAAGATCCGACAGTTAAAGACGAACCAGGTTCACAACCTAAGAAGTACTATAAAGGATTGAGTAAGAAAGAAAAAGAAGCACGAGCTAAACATTTCGCAAAAGGTAGTACTGCTCCTGCACCTGGTGATGATGATGCTAAGACTAAACCAAGTAAACATACTTTAAAATTTAGAAAGATGTTTGGTGAAAGTAATCCGGATAAATCACTTAAAGATAAATCTAAGAAATCAGGTATATCTGTAGGAATACTGAAACAAGTATTTAAAAGAGGTGTCAAAGCATGGCAAACAGGACATAGACCAGGTACAACAGCTGTGCAGTGGGGACATGCTCGTGTTAATTCTTTTATTACTAAAGGTAAAGGTACATGGGGTAAAGCAGATAGTGACTTAGCAGCTAAAGTAAGAGCGAAAGAAGAAGTTGAAACAGAAGGTCTATGGGATAATATCAGAAAAAAGAGAGAAAGAATTAAAAGAGGTTCTGGTGAAAGAATGAGAAAGAAGGGTGAAAAAGGAGCTCCTACTGCAGCTCAAATAAAACAAGCAGAAAGTCTTTGGGATAATATCAGAAAAAAAAGAGCAAGAATAGCTAAAGGTTCTGGTGAAACAATGGGAAAAAAAGGTAGTGTATCAAAGAAACAGTTTGATACTAGTGTTAAGTTTAGTAATAACCCTTCTAAAGTAGCTGCAGCAAAAGCAAGAAAAAACAAAATGAAAGGTAAAGCTAAGAAATGAAATCATTCTTAGAACATATAGATTTTGGTAAGTATGAAGGTAAAAATGTACCTTTAGACAGACCTATGGTTGAAGTTTCAGAAGATGAAAACAAAGAAATTAATAAACCAAAACGAGGTGGTGCAAAGAAATTTTATGTCTATGTTAAAGATGGTGATAAAGTAAAAAAAGTATCATTTGGTGCAAAAGACGGTGGTTCTAATTTATCAGTAAAATTAAAAGATAAGAAAGCTAGAAAGGCTTTTGCTGACAGACATAATTGTGATACTGCTAATGATAAAATGACACCAAGATATTGGAGTTGTAGATTACCATACTATGCTAAAGATTTAGGACTTACAGGTGGCGGAAATTTCTTCTGGTAAACCCTATAAAGATATAGGTATCTTGAGATTATTCGAGCCGGATGTAAATAGTGAAGATTTAGTTTGGCATCGTGACAGAGAAGATAGAAAAGTTGAAGTATTAGAAGGTGAGGGTTGGCAGTTTCAGTTTAATGGTAGTTTACCATTTGAATTAACTGAAGGTAGAAAATTTAATATACCAGAGGGTATGTATCATAGAGTTATAAAAGGTAAAACTAAATTAGTATTGAAAATAAAAAAATGAGAAATTTTAAAGACATAATAGAACAAAAAGATAAAGGTGTTACATTTACTTTTGGTCGTTTCAATCCTCCAACAGTTGGACACATGAAACTTGCAAAGAAAATGCAATCAGTATCTAAAGGTGATGATGTATTAATATTTACTTCACATACTACAGATAAGAAAAAAAATCCTTTAACAAATACTCAAATTAGAAAGTTTATGAACCCTATGTTACCAAGAGGTGTTAATGTTTCAAGATCAGATTCTAAAACTGTATTTGATGTAGTAGCAGCTTTACATGATAAAGGATATACTTCTGTAAAAATGGTTGTCGGTTCTGATAGAATCAGAGAGTTTGAGTCTTTACTAAAAAAATATAATGGTGTCAAAGCAAGACATGGGTATTACAAGTTTAATAATATTGATGTAGTGTCAGCAGGTGAAAGAGATCCTGATGCTGCAGGTGATGTTGGTATGTCAGCTTCTAAAATGAGACAGTTTGCATCTCTAGGTCAAGAAAAAGAATTTGTTGATGCATTACCAAGAAATTATAAACTCGGTAAACAATTATATAAAGCTGTACAGAAAGGTATGGGTATAAAAGAAGACTTTGAAGACTTTATGTATGAAGTGTACAATGGTGATTGGGGTACAGACAAAGGTAGAGCTCATGCACAAAGAGCAACACCCGGTCAAAATGTAGTTGACTATGTAAAAAAAATAAAAGAAGCAGAAGATTTACCAAAAGAAGTTTTATTATACAAAGAAAAAATGTATAAAGAATTAAAAAAAGAAAGAGATGATTTTGTTAAACGATATGGTGACAAAGCAGATGAAATCATGCACGGAGTAGCTATGAACATGGCTAAAAAGAAATATGGAATCGATTCTTAATTACAAAGAAGAAGATTTAGTACTCGATCTTGATGAAGGTGTCAACGATCCTGGACTATTTAAAGCTATTATATTAGCTGGTGGACCAGGTAGTGGTAAATCTTATGTTGCTAAAAAACTAGGTCTAAAGACATTAGGATTACTAGTAGTAAACTCAGATAGTTTCTTTGAACTGTTAATGAAACGAAAAGGGTTATCATTAAAAATGCCAAAGAACGAAACGGAAGATAGAGAAGCAGCAAGAATGGCAGCTAAAGGATTAACTGATAAAAGATATAAATCACTAATTGATGCAAGAATGGGTATTATAATAGATTCAACATCTGGTGATCAAGGTAAGACATTTAGAATGTATAGAGAACTAAAATCAGCAGGGTATGATGTTAAAGCTTTATTTATTCAAACAGATTTAGAAGTTGCACAACAAAGAAACAAAGAAAGAAGTAGAAGTATACCACCTAAAATAGTAGAAAAATCACATAAAGCAGCTCAACAAGTTAAAAAAATGTTACAAAAGAAAATGGGTAGAGATTTTCATGAAATAGAAAATAATGGTGGTCCAATTGATATTTCTATTGCAGGTAAATTGACAGTATGGTCAAAGAAACCGAATCAAAATGCAATAGAATGGATTAGTGCAGTTAAAAGAGGAATAGATTCTTCGATACAAGAAGGCATAAATAATAGTACAATGGAAAAATTTAAAGATTTTATAGAAATGGAAGAAGCATTGTCAATGCAACAAAGACTTGCAAGAGGTCGTACAGCTAAAAGAACAGCTAAGAAAAGAGCAAGAGCGGCGAAGAAAAAAGCTATGAGAATGAAAGGACCTGATGATATGTTGAAGAAAGCTGGTATGATGGCACGAAATAAAATAGCCATGAAATTATCAGGAGGTATTCCATTAAGTCAATTAACAATATCACAAAAAGTTCAACTTGGTAAAAAATTAGATAAGAAAAAAGCAGCGATAGCTAAATTAACTAAGAAGTTATTACCAGGTGCTAAGAAAGCAGAACGAGATAGAATTGGTAAATTAAGAGGTAAGTAATGACTATACCAACAACTAACATAGGTTTCAGTACAATTGCTACAGAAGTAGGATTATCTAATAGTAATTTAAGTCTTTCAGATTTATGTAGAGACCAAATAGTATTAGACCCAGCGAACAGTAGACAGACATATACATTAACTGATAATTTAACTTTATCTACAGCTGATGCTACTGTTGCTGACAATATGAACTTAGCATCAGGACCTGATGAAGTAAGTGAATTTAAATCTTTTGGTCAAGACGGTATTCAATTCAGTTCAGCTAGTAGTAATGTAGCTACAGAAGTTGAATCATATCAACATCAAACAAATGTTTCAGGTAGTTGTGTAACAGGACTGATAACATCTGTCAGACTTTGGGTTCAAAGAAGTGGTAATGACCTTGTATTCTATGCTGACGAAGGTTCACATGGAGTTCTAGATTATCATTATAGAGAAGGTACTTCTGTTAGTGGTACTCAAGAACTAGCTAGACTAGCTGGTGTAGGTACAGGTGCTACTAATGTTACACAAACTATAACTTCTATACATAATGTTGGACAGGGTGGTATCATAGGTTCTATAGCTTTTAATACTTCAGGTCTTACTGGTACATCTGGTAACACATCATCAACAAATTCAAAAATAGGATATAATTATCATGGTAGTTTCTTAGGTGAGTGTATAACAAGTGGTGCTGCTATGGTTAAAGTGTATAGACATGGATTTAATATTACACCTGTAGGTAAGAGAGTTAGAACAATTAATTTTTATACTGCTATTAAGTCTATAATGCAGACTCAGATAACGGACTGTTGTTAAACTATGATTACGATAAGACATAAAGAAAATATTTTAAGAAATGCCGACAATGTAGTGTACGGTATAATGGTTGATGTTGAATGTTATAAAGAACCCATAGCTATGAAAGATAGATTCATTAGAGAAAACTTTGATGATGCGGAACCTACGATTAATGTTCAAGAATATGATTGGGATAATTCAACAAAATTAGGTTCAGAAAGTCATCAATTTTTAATACCAGAGAACAAACAAACAGATACTTTTCCAACAGCCAATAGAGAAACAAATACAGAATACGATACTCTAATATGGGAGTGGAGAACATTATATCAACAAGA